GACCCTCCTGTTTGTATCAAGATCATGTGCCATCAAGATCAACGATCTTGACCCCCTCCTCCCCCTCCCCCCAGGCTGGCCAACCCCCAGGCTCGTGGGCTGACACCTTTCCTCCTGGCGATCTTGAGAGGGGCGCCTACAGCCCACCACCATCTACAAGACATCGATGATCTTCTATTTTGCACATCTTCAATTTCTAGGTTGAAGCGAGGATTCCAGCTGGTCAGGCGTTTGCGACCTCAAGCTCACCTGAGGAATTCACTCCAAGATCAAACTCTTACATGCATGTTTCATGTGCATGTTTCGATGTGCATGTTTGCCCGGGTGCATGATCACCGTATGAGTGAGATGGAGTTCGTCGACCCGCAGATCGACGACGAGCAGATCGTCAAGTCGAAAGCCCGCGTGCGCTTTCTTCTTCTTCAGCGCATGGAGGTCATCTGGCGACAGGTGGAAGACAACCTGGACCCCGAGCGAGGAGCCGACCCGCGCTGGGCGGAGATCGGCGTGCGGCTACTGGACCGGTACGCCCGGCTGTACCAGCTGGACAAGCCGAAGCCCGTGACGGAGGAAGAGGACGACCTCGGAGCGGGCGTGGACCGGCGCCAACTCGTCCTCCAGCAGCTGTCCGAATTGCGGGATAAGTCTGGCTTGGACGGGGAGGGCAGCTAGCCGGGGCGGGGCCGCTAGTTGGAAGTCCCTCTAATCGGGAGAGGTTGGAAGACATAGATGATTGTCTCCGTCCCTATGAAGTCCGCTCTTTTTCTTAGCTGCCCCATGCCCTATATTTTTTTTACGCGAGAGAAAGTAAAGGTAGAAGAAGAAAAGCATAGATGATCTTGAGATTCGAAGGTGTCCGGAAAACGAGGAGGCGCCCCAACTCGGGGGCGGCTCGCAGGCACTTCACGTCACGGGGATATGGGGGTAGACTGGGGTTCATGGAGACGAGCCAGCCCTCCGGGGCAGACGGAGACGAGAATTCAAACAATGCTTCAGCGGAAGTGGGACTTTGGTACCCGATCGCCGAGGCACCCACAAGCCAGGACCACTGGCTCGTCCTGGCCCAGCACGTTGGCTGCGTCTGGGCGATCAAACCCCCGAATCTCTCGCGGGCGGACACGCACGTATACCTGTGCGCCAAACCGCTTCGAGACGGAGTGGGCCTGCACTGCCACAAGCATCGAGGTCCGCTCACGCCAGCCATGTTCGAGCGCTCTTAGCGACCGGACCCTTCCTGCCATCCACGAACCACTCCGACGCATCCCCTCAACCCGAATCGACACAGCACGCCAGCTCGCGGCGGTCCTATTCACACCTTGACCGACAACACGTGCCTCGCCTGCGCCATACCAACCTCACCGGGCCCGACAGGTCCACCCGCACACCCATCCGACAAGCCCACCCGTACACCTATCCGCACACACCCATCCGACATGCCCACCCAACCTCCACATCCGACATGCCCACCCGAAGCTCTCCACATCCGACAAGCCACAACCGCCTACGCCCAGTCATCCGACATCCCATATCAAGCCGGGCCGGTTCCGACATTCCGTATCAAGCCGAGTCAATGACGACACAGTCCCTATATCGATCCCTATCCGACTACCCGACTACCTAGCTCCGACCTCCACCTACGCCGACTGACCACTCCACAACTCCGACTGACCCAACCCTGGCTCGTCACTCCGCAGCAAACAGCAAACGACCTGCCACACTGATCACCGTGGCAGGTCGTTTGTCGTTGAACCAGGCTTACCGTCAGGGCGCGCACCTCGACTGTGAGGACTTCCTGGACGAGTTCGCCTCGGTGGGCGAAGCTCTGCACCCCGGCGCCACCGAGACCTTGATGGAGTACTGGACTCACGGCAAGGGCGCGGCGAAGATCCGGTGGGGCACGGACGGCAGCTTCGCGCGCTGCGTGCGTCACCTGCGCAAGTACTTCCCGAAGAACCCGGAAGGCTTGTGTGCCAACCTTCACCACCGCGCTACCGGCGAGTGGCCCACTGAGCACGGGAAGTTAGGCATACCTAGTTAGTCCCACGGGTATCCTGATCATGTGAGTACATCTCAGGTCAGCGTGACCCTCACCTTGATCGGTCAGACCGCACCGGTGAGCTTGACCATCAACCTGAGTGGATGCGAAGACCAGATCAACGAGCTGAAGGACATCATCATGACCGCGAAGGACGACCTGACCGCCACGCTCACCACGGTGGCCGACGGACTGACTGAGGTATCCAAGGATCTCCAGCGCCTGGTGGATCTGTTCAACGAGGCTGTGGCGAACGGCGACCTGGCCGCCGTCCAGGCCCTCGCAGATCAGCTGGCGGCCAACGTGACCGCGATCGACAACGCCATCGAGGCCGTGGCTCCGGAGACCCCGCCGACCCCGTAAGCTCGAAGCTTCAGGCCAGCCTGGGTTGCTGAGCGCGTACGCGCACACCACGTTGCTGGTGCGCGTACGCGCTCATTGGTTTACCGGCCAGCGCTACGATGGGTTCATAAACGGGAGTTCAGTCGGCTGGCCCTAGGTCCAGTTCCTCTGGCTCCCGTTCTCCATACGTTCATCGGCCGTCCTCCAGCTCCAGGTTCGTGACCATGACCTTGCGCAGGCCTACGAACATGCGCTCACCGTGGGACTTGATCCTCGCGTACCCGATCTCCAGCATCCGTCGCGGGAAATACTGGTTCGAAACAGGCCGGTCGATGTAGTTCTCCTGGCACCAGCCCCGGTACTGCGCGTACATCACGTTGGACGCGACCCGCGCCTCGGGCTCCTTGGCGAACCGGCCAGAGTCCACCATCTCCTCGATGAATGTGGTCACGCTGTCCTGGTCGTCGCGATGCACCTGGACGGCGGCGCGGACGGGCTCCGGCGCATCCAGGCCGACCTCGCGATACTTGCGGAGACCTTCGAGGATCCAGTTCAAGATCCCGGGGGCTTCTTCCTCGAAACGTTTCAGCAGGAACGGGTCCTTGTTGGGCGGCACCTCGTTGAAGCTAACGATCTTGATGCGGTCCCAGGTCGCACCGTCCGACGGATCGATCCGGAACAGGTGGTTCGTGGCCAGCCAGATCACGCACCGAGGCATCCAGGACTGGTTTTCCTCGTACAGTCCGCGCGAGGTGATCCGGTCGTACCCCGTGAGTCGTTTGACGAGGGCCTCGTCCATGCGAATGCTCGGATCCAGCTCGGACACGCTGGCCAGTCGCATGTTCCGTAGGTCATTCAAATCATTGCTGGGACCAGACGAGTCGCGTTTCACCTGGAACAGCGAGGATGCGGCCGTGGTCGCGTAACCACCGAGAATCATGTTCATCGTTTCGACGAACTTAGATTTCCCTGTGCCTTTAGGGCCATGCAGTACGACCAGGCTGCGCTCGACCGGCTCACCGAGGAGCGTGTACCCAGCGGCGCGCTGTACATAATCCTGGAGCATCGGGTCGGGCAGCACTTCATCCAGGTACTTCTGGAAAGCCGGCGCCTCGGCCTCGGGATCGTAGTCCGCGCCCATCATCTTGGTGCAGTAGTGCTCTGGCTTGTGGGGCTCCAGCTCCAGCGTGGTGAGGTCGAGCAGTCCGTTGCCCGTGTTCAGCTTGTTCGGGTCCTTGTCGAACTCGTCCAAGCTGATCCATAGCTGGGGTTCGAGCATACGTAGGACGGCATTGATTCGTGGGCTCGATAGCCCTTTCAATGCGAACGTTATTAGCTGTTTATCGCCTGACCTGACAGCCTGGGCGTGCATACGCTGCATGTATTCTTTGATCGCTCGCCGGAGAGACACGGCTTGATAATCGACATGCCATTGACCGACTTCGTCCCACACCAGCCATTTATTGCGCAAGGGCGAATAGCGGTACTTATCCTTGAATTCATCTGCCAGTAGGTCAGTCATCCCAGAATCCGTGTGCGTGTGCGGTCGCAAGGAGCGCTCCGGCTTCGCGGTGAGCGCCTTCTCGCCCTCCTCGAACGCCGCGACCACCTCGGTGACCGGTTCGTCCGGCTCCCCCATGAACGTCGAGTCAGACGAGCGCGGCGCCAGCGGCGTGCCGAACCCCTGCGCGCGGAGTGCCCGCGCACCTGCAACCATATCCCCCTGCACGTGATAGTGCGACCAGACGAAGAATTTGGTCAATGGCTGCTCGTGCGGCAGGTCCGTGCTCGTGGAGAAGACCCACAGGCCAGGATCGTCGTCATGGGTGGTCGCGGAGTGTCCGTCCGCCCACTTCTTGCCGGGACGAACCCACCACCGTTCGCCAGCTGGCCCGCCCGGGTGCAGCGTCCAGCCCTCCGGCTCCAAGATCTCGGCCCAGTCGACCTTCAGAGAGAAGTCGTCCCCCGGCGACAAGGTGCCGGCTGGCCGTACGGCGAGGGTGCGCTTCGGGCTCGGGGGTGGTGGCGGGGGAGTCTCGTCCAGGGCCCTAGCGATGGCCTGGACGACCAACTCGCGCTCAGCCCACGTGATGGTGGGGATCGTGTGCGGCGCGCCCGTCAGCGTCTCCCAGGGCTCGCCGGAGGGATGGCAGGCTCCGTTGGTCGGCGCCACGATGACGTAGCCACCCTCGCCCCGGGTCTCGGCCTTCGTCTTGAGCTTGGGGGTCCGATCCGCGACGTACTCGCTGGCGATCTTCGTGTTCCCAGGCACATCATGGTCCGAAATGCGGTACATGATGTGCAAACCGCCAGAAGGTGACCATTCGGAGTACCCGTGGCTGGTCAGATAGTCCCAGAGGTCCAGCGTGTCCTGGTCCATCTCGCTAGCGATGCGTTCGAGCGAGTTTGCCCCCGTCCAGGCCGACTCCAACTCCAGCATCTCCAGGTTCGCGGAGACTTTTCCGCAGATGACCGCGACGCCGTGGTGCTCGGGCCAGCTTGAAGGTCGTACGGCGCGGTGCTGTCGATCTTTCCAGTCGCGGTCCGGGGCCTTCGAGCCATCGGGACGAATCGGGACAGTACTACATCCAGCGTCGTGCCAGGGCAACGCGATGTTGTGTGAGGGTTGACCGAAGACCACAACATCTGCCATTGTCACTCCTACTTGTGGTTCGTCAGAAAGCCAGCCCTGCTCCCAAAGTCGGGCTGGCTTTCGTTTTGCATAAGGGATCTTGCGAGCCCCAGCGAGGGTTCCGTCAGACTACGGCACTGGGCCCGGCTTCTGGCAAGAGTCAACACGGAAACGTATGCTGAGGACAGATAGGCGGCTTGGTCTCCTCCGGTCCCTCTGTGTGCACGACGAAGCCCTCCAGGACAACGCTCTGGAGGGCTTCATCGTGTGTGCTAGGGCTCAGTACAGAACAGCCGCGTAGAACTCCTCCACGTCCGGCTCCGGCGGCTCGACCTTCGCAAGGATCTCGCGCCACTGTTCGTCCAGCACCTCGACGATCTTCTGGGCCAGCTCGCACGCCAGCTCATGATCAGGACAGAGGCCAGCGTGATCGCACGCCTGCGGACAGTTAAGCTGGCCGTCCTCGTCCATGTCGTCCTCGACCATGCTCTGTGCCGCGTTGATGATCATGCGTAGCGCGTACGCCTGGATCTTGCCTCGCGGTGCGCGCGCCGCCACGATGACTTCCGTATCGAATGGATTGGTCATTAGAAAGGGATCTCCTCGTCAGCCGAGTGGTGCGCGGGTCCGGAGACGACCGTGCCCGGCATGTCGTCCGCCATGCCGCTCTCGCGGGGGCGGCTCTCACGGGCCTGCCGGACAGCTTCTTCCTGAGCTAGCCGCTGGGCTCGGAGCCGGTCGAGCGTGGACTCGCGCCCCGGTTCGGGGGCATTCACCTTGGCTGGAGTCTCAACCTGAGGTTGAGAGTTTGCCGGCGCGGGCGCGGTCTCCATCGGGTTGTCCATGAACGCTGGTTCGGCCTGCGGTACCGGCGGTCGGTACCAGGCCTTCCAGCCGATCTTGGGAGGGTTGAAGCCTCGCTTCGTGGCGGGACCGAACTCCAGGAACCGCAGCGCCAGCTCGCCACCGACCTCGATGGTCTTCTGCTTGGCATCCCGTACGGCCTGCCGGACCGCGTCCAGGCGCTTCCAGGACAGGTATAGGGCACGAACGCCGTCGTCCATGTCGTCGTCGTGGAGGTCGGTCTGGAGCATGAGCCGGAACATCCACTTCGGCTTCGTCTTCTCGTCGTCCCAGAAGCTCGGTTCGTTGGTGTCCATGTCCCGCTGCTGCTCCTTGACGGGCAGCTCGATGATAGTTCCTCGGACCGTGTCACCGATGTTATCGAAGGGGAAGGTTTTATACCCTCCACCCATAAATTCATCTGTATCAGCCATCAATTTCTCTTTTCAGTGCGCTCAGGATTCTTGACTGTGATGCGGACGAAGGGCAGTGGGTATATCCGGATCGCTGAAGTATCGCGGTCCTTGTACATCCCGACTACGCCGTAGCGCCAGGAGAATTCGATCTTCATCGGTCCTCCTATTTGGGTCGATCCCTCTCGGCTCGCTTCTTGTCCGCCTCTTGCTCTTTAGCGACTCTGTCTTTATCAGCCTGTCGCTCTTTATCAGCGTCGCTCTTACTCATCCACCCTCTCCGGCCAGTGCCAGGTTCCCGGGGCCTGGTTCTCGTCATGCTTGCAGGTGTTGAAGAACAGACCGCTGGGGTTCATCACGAACAGGACGCAGGCCTCCTCGTCCCAGTCCTGGGCGAGGACTCGGCCATCACCTGGTGAGTCCTGGTCTGTGGTGAGCCACGCGCCAACCTCCACAATGGTCGCGGCGCGGCAGGTGGAGGAGTACTCGCCCCCGGGTGTGCCGTAGCTGACGTAATGGACCGCACGCGAGATGCTGGGCTTCACTTGTCGGCGCTCTTCGGGTTGGCGTTGAGCACGCCCTTGGAGAACCAGTCCCAGTCGTAGAACGCGGCGGTGAGCACGCCGCCCTTGAAGAATCTCAGTACGGTGTCGGCGCCTTGCTGACCGGTCTCAGTGCGGCCGATTTCAGCTACGTCCGCGTCGACCGCGTGCACCACGGAGGGACCTCCGCAGCGCTCGTTCACGGTCACGTTGTAGATCGTCATAGTTACCTTCCTGGACAGCCGAACCCGTCGGCCGTCACTCCCATCGTGGCGTCATCGGACGAGAACCACGGACAGAACCCACAATCGTCTGAGGGATGAGCTGGGAAGTCCTGTGGCGCGGTTCCGTCCAGGAGCATATCCCCGATGCCCTCCAGTCGCGCAAGGGCCTCCTCAGCGATTTCTCGCCGGTACACGTCCCGCCAGACGTAGGTGTCGCTCAGGCGCCCACCTCGGGCCAGGAACACCAGGGCCAGATCCTTGACCTGACGCCCAGCGTTCTCGTGTCCGAGTCCGTATAGATTGATCTGGATGATGTACTTACGTGGCGGTCCTTGCGCGATGTACTTCTTCATGTACTCCGTGCTGGCCGTCTTCCAGTCAATGACCCGGAAGTTGACGTGGTCGTAGACGTCCGAGGAGCCGGACACGATCTCGTTGGCCGCGACCCGCATCTCGGTCTCCCAGTGCATCCCGCCGAACTTCGGAGACAACGCTGGGTTGTTGACTGGCCACGCCTTGACGGCCTTCTCCATCCAGTGGTGCACGGCGGTGCCCTGGATGGCTGGCCACGGATCCCGCAGTCGGTTCTTCGTCGGGACATCGAGGATCTGATATGCGATCTTGCGCTCGCACTCCTCGCCCACCTCGCTGGGACCAAGCAGCTTCTGGAGCGATCGTGGTGAGTTCGCGTCGGTACTGCGGATGATCCGCTGGACCAACTTCTTCAGGTCGACCGATTCCGGGTCGCCCGCAGCGCTGTTGAGGTCACCGCACGTAGGGTGGATGGCGTAGCCCTTTTCGACCAGAAAGCCATCCATCACCTCTTTGCAGATCAAACAGTCCATTTAGGACTTCTCTTCCAGCTCCAGGTCCCCGAACTCAGCTGGCACCAAGATGGTGTCGGTGGCCGCCGTGGCCTTCGTGAGCTGCTGGAGGAACTGACGTCCCTCCAGCCCGCTCAGCGCTACGCGCTGTGCCGCAGTGAGGCGGTCCAGGATGTTGATGTGCTTGTTGGGGCCGATACCGGCGAACCTGAGTCTCATGGTCGGGAGCGTAGCGCGGACCTCTGACATGACGAAGCCCTCGCGGGCCGGATGGGAGTCCGACAGCCTGCGAGGGCTTCGTGGCGGCAACCTGACTGGAAGGTCGTCATCGCTGTTGCCAGTGTACGTGCAAGTCGTGATGCCGGCCAGGGCGCTGGTTACAGGAGCCTGTGATCCTGGGGGGAAACCAACGACAAGCTCCCTGGCCGGAACCTTTCACAGCTGAGGGGAATACAATCCCAAGGCGCCTCAGCTGGGAAGCCGACGGTACCTCAGCGCTGGATGTCCGGCAACTTGTTCTCCGGCTTCTGGTACCGGTTGTAGTGCTTGTTGATGACGTCGGCCACCGCGAGCCGGACCGGCCCGCCCTTGGCCTTGTGGTACGGCGTGGCCGTCGCGATGATGTCTTTGAAGCCGACGTTGACGCCTTCCTCGTCCGCCATCTCCTGGAGCCGCTTGACGAGCGTGGTCACCTTCACGCGGTCACCGTGGTAGCGGAGGTACGTGGCGATGCCCTCCACGATGCGGTAGTCGAGCGAGCCCTCTTCCAGACCCCACACCTGATTGATGATGTTGAGTGTGATGTCGAGCCGCTGGTACCCGTCGGGGTACTCCACGATGCGCTTCGCGGCGGCCACGCAGGCGAAGCTGTTGGCGTGGACCTTCAGCCCGTACGAATGCACGATGTCCGTGATGCGCACCGCCTGGTCCAGGCCCTCGTACACCGCCGCGTTGAACTGGTCGATGGTGTGCATCGTGGCCCGGGTGTTGTACAGCCGGAACAGACGCGCCTCTTCCTCCAAGGTCAGATCCTTGAAGATGATCGCGTCCAGCTTGGTTGGCGCCTCCGGCACCAGCTTGCACGCCTCGGCGCGGTGCCACCCGTCCAGGCAGACGTAGCTGTTGTCGTTGCGCTGGGACACGATGAGCACGCCGAGCGCGTTCTCATCGAAGTCGGACACCATGGCGTTCAGCTTCTGCACGTTCAGCTGTGCGCGCTGGACGCGATAGTCGATGACGATGTCCTTCACCGGCACCTGGCCGACGGTCTTGCTGGCCTTGCTGTCGAGCAGTTTCGGGGTCATGACTGGTCTCCTTGGTCGTCGTTGAGCATGAGCTTGATTTGCTTGCGCAGTAGGAATATGTCCTTGTGGATCTTGTTGATCTCGTTCAGCCACAGAGCCAGATCTTCTGGACTGTGACCCGGATCGAGCAGGCGCGGTTCTGGCAGAGCCAGGATGCCGCCCCTGATGCCCGCCAGAGCGCGGGGAAAGAGTGCTCTCTGGTCAGCCAGCACCTTCCTGTTGGTCACGAGAGGCTTGATCTGAAGGGCGTCCCGCATAGCTTCGAGCAGGGTGAAGATCTCGAACCTCAGCGGATACATCGCCTCGCGGAGCTGCTGACGCACCTCAGGAGTGTGATCCGGGAGCAGGTAGAACCTGCGAACCCGGCCCAGCTCTTCGGTGGCACTCGGCGTCAATCCGAGCGCGTGCGGAACATCCACGCCAGACCCGGCAGCCCGTTCTACCAGCTCTTTCGAGTGGGTTTGGCCTCTGGTTCTGGCGCTCATGGCTCGTACATGCGGGCTATAGGCGTCCCGCAGGATGGCCAACAACTCCATCTTGGCGAAGATGTCGTGGGGAAGCTGCAAGGGAGTGCCTTGAGCTGCCACCAACAGATCCGACATGACGAAGAAATTGCGCGCCACGACGACGTAGATCGTGGTCCATCCAATCATCCGAGCAGCTTCAACGCGCCTGGCGCCGTCGATGACCCGGTAGGTGTGGTCGAGCAGGATTGGTTGTCTCTGTCCCTCCTTCTTCAGGCTTTTGGCTAGGGGGCCCAGATCCCCGAGGTCATCACGGATCCAGACAGGGTTGGCATTCAAGATATGATCGATCGGTAAAGTAACGTCCACACTGGACACTAGAAGGCTCCCATCTTCTTCGTGCGTCTTCTCGGAAGGACTCGAACCTTCGACCAAGGGATTAAGAGGCCCCGGCTCTGCCACTGAGCTACGAGAAGTTTGACTGTCAGTAGTCGGAACTGTCGTCGTCCTTGGTGACGAACTTCGCGATCTTGATGATCAGGACCATGAGGAGGAGACCTCCTGTAACGCCAATCGCAAAGGAGGCGAGGGCCTTCATAAGCTCTGTCATGAGGTCTCCAGTTGATCAGTCCAATGTGGACAGTCCTGTAAAAATGGTGTTTTTGTGGGGAGCCCCGATTAGGGCCCCCCGATCCGGTTCAGTTGCCTCGGTCTCGCCGTTCCTGGTCTCGCTGGATGCGAGCAGCGGTCTCGCGGTCGATAGCTTCGTCTGCTGCTCGCTTGTCTCTGGCTGCTGCTCGCTGAGCTTGCAGACGGTTGTGGGCTTCCTGGTCGCGCCGAGCTTGCTCGCGCTCGGCTGCTTTGTTGTCCTTGTCTCTGGCCACGTAGCGGGAGTGGGATTCGAACCCACGCTCTCTGGGTTATGAGCCCGACGGGCTGACCAGCTGCCCTATCCCGCGTCGTGCCACCCACGCTACACCCCCATATACCTATTCGCAAGGGCGACGAGAGGATCTTTGGTGACGGGCATATCCACCGTATGATCATTTGGTGGGCAAATCCCTTCAACAGATGTCCGCCGAGCTGCCAGAAGAGATGCGGCGTCAGTACATCGCTGCCCAACCGGACTACATCATCGCGGAGATGCTTCGAGGTGAATGGTGGTGGACTGCCCGCCCCGAACAGCTTCCTCCCGATACTCCCTGGTTTGTATGCCTCGCCCTCGCTGGCCGAGGCTGGGGTAAGAGCCGGGCCGGCTCCGAGTGGATCGTGAACCGCATCATCAAGCACCCCTACGATTCGCATGGCGTGCCTACTGAGTGGCTGGTGATCGGCGAAACTCTGTCTGACGCGCGAGCCATCTGCGTGGAGGGACCGGCTGGCATTCTGCGCGTGCTGGAGCGACGCAAGATCAAGCACAAGTACGTCAAGTCCCCGCGTCCGATGATCCGGTTCCCCAACGGCAGCAAGATTCACACCGAGGGCGCGGACGATCCTGACGTTGGGCGTGGATACAACGCCTCCGGCGCGTGGCTCGACGAGATCGCCAAGTGGCGGTACTCCAAGGAGAGCTGGGACGAGGGCATCATGCCGTCGCTCCGCGCCGACCTGGTCGGGGACCAGCCGCGCGCCTTCGTCACCACCACCCCGAAACCGATCAAGCTACTCCAGGAATGGCTGAAGCGCTCCGACGGCACCGTGCACGTGATGCGCGGCTCGACGTTCGACAACCGGGCCAACCTGTCCGGCGCGGTCCTGGTCGAGCTAAAGAACCGGTACGAGGGCACACTGATCGGTCGCCAAGAGCTGTACGGCGAGATCATCGAAGCCTTCGAGGGTGCTCTGTTCAACCGGCTCGACCTGGAGAACTACCGCGTCCAGGACGTACCAGATGAACTGGTCTCCATCATCGTGGGCGTCGACCCATCGTTGACCGGCGAGGACGATGAGATGGGTGTCGTGGTTGTCGGCAACACGGGCGACCGTCAGATGTTCGTCCTGGCCGACAAGTCCATCATGGCCGTCGGGCGGGCCGCTGCCCTGCACGCTTGGCGAGTGGTGGCTGAATACGGCGCGGACCTGTTGATCTACGAGGCCAACCTCGGCAAGCGTTGGATGGCTCAAGTCTTCGAGGACGCTTACAAAGAGTCCGTCGACAATGGACTGTTCCTGCGTGGCACGCGCCCGCCCATGAAGGCCATTGACGCCAAGATCGGTAAGCGCACTCGTGGTGAGCCGGTGGCGATGCGGTCAGAGCAGGGGCGACTGCACTTCGTCGGGCGTCACCCCGAGCTGGAAGACCAGTGCGCCACGTTCACTGCTTGGGGTACGGCCGAGTCTCCAGACCGGCTCGATGCCCTCGTCCATGCCTGCCGCTGGCTGATGCAGCACGAGCGGAAGGCTGCCTCGATCACCTCGGCCGTGGATTTCTCGACCACCTTGCAGAGCTTGTTCGCGGAGCAGGCTCGGTGGTAGAGCCTGCTCCGCGAAGCTTCTACTTACAGGTTGGGTCCGCAGGCACGACAGCGATAGCAGCGTACGCGCCGTCGCTGTGGAACGCGACGTAGACGCGGTTACCGTGGTCGCACTTGGTGGATACGTTCGAGAACCCATCCGGGAACAGGATTCCGTCAGCCGGGGCCCGGTTCTGCGTGCCGACCGGCGCGTCCTTGAACGGCTCGACGGACTTGCCACTACAGGCAGCCGAGGTGCCGATGACTGCGGCGATGGACAGGCTCGCTACTGCGGCGACTATCCACGGGTACTTCTTCATGCTGATCTCCCATCAGAAATTGATTGATAGAAATGACTGAGGACCCGACCACCCCTCGGAAATCGGGTCCTCAGTACCTCATCCTTGCTGGCCGCCACATGAGGTCGACGTTTTGTGGTGGCTCAGGTCGGAAGTCACGGAGCCTGTCAGGCTCTCCCCGTCACCGTACATACCTTCGCGCACGCTGACAACCAGGTCGACCCACTCGGCATTGAGTTCGGTCGTAGCCATGTTGACCACCTCCACCACCAGGTCGGCGGTGTAGTGGCGGATGAACTCCCGGAAGCGCGCCACGGGTATGGCGCCCTCCGGATCAGAGGTGGATGGCAGCCGGTTGGCGACGATCCAATCCTCAATGTCCCGCTTCAGCTGCATCGTCCACCTCCCACGGCCAGTGCCCGTCCTTGCCCGCCTCCAGCAACGCGATCATCTGGAATGACTTGTCCGTCAGACCACCGCCGATGGTGACGCGGTTCGGCGAGTTCGGTACCTGGCTTGGCTTGTAGCCCACCAGGTTGAACGTGTACATCGGAACGTTGGCCGGCGCGGCACCGCTCGGGTCCTCGCCGTAGTGCGCCTGCTCGTCCGTGATCACGATGATCCGGTCGTGTCCAGCGAAGTGCGTCCGGATCGCCCGAGCGGTGTAGGTGCCACCGAGGTTGCTGAACTTGTTCTCGGCCCTCAGGACGGACGTGCCCTTCGGGAAGATCAGTTCGCGGGAACTGTTGCCGAACTGGACCAGCGTCGCGTTCGGCTGGTTGCGCAGGTACAGCGCAGTACCGAACAAGGCGGCCACGGACGCCCAGCGCATGTTGCTGTGCTCGGATAGGCCGTGGAACATCGAGTCTGACCGGTCCACCAGGATTAGCGTGCGACCTCGAAGCGCAGGCAGGTTCTGAAGCGACAGGTTCAGTGCCGTCTCCAAGGCGTGACCCCAGGTCAGGCTGTTCAGCTCGTTGTACGCGGACAGGAACCGGAACGGGAACTGGCGCGAGCGCTTCACCTGCTCCGGATCCATGAGCCGTTCCATCACCTGAAGCTTGACCTTCGGAGAGACGCCTGCCTCATCGAAGTTACGCAGGTTCCGCAGTAGCGCCATGTAGGCCATGGACGGGATCTGCTTCTCCCACGCGCTCTTCTTGTCGACCGCAGCCGAGATCGTGTTCTCCCACACCAAGCCGGCCAGCTTGATGTCGGACTCGTTCATCTCCTCCACCGCAGTCCCCTTGAGGTCGATGCGGTGCTGAATGGTGGGCAACGTCGCAGGCACGACGATGTTCTCCCGGTTGTGCCGTCGAGCCAGTGCGTACTTGTACAGGTCCGAACGCCACTGCACGTCGGGCCGAGGATGGCACAACTCGATGACGTCCGCGAACCGGAACGGCTTGCTCGCGGTGTCGTACTTGAGCAACGCCTTCTCGGTGTACAGGCGACGAGCGCCGTCCGCGATGCCACGCTTGACCGGCATGGGTAGCTGGCGACCGTAGTGCTTCATCCAGTACGCCACTGCCTCGCCCGGCTCGTCTGGCCGGGCCATGCTGTTCGCGATCAACTGGCGCGAGCCGGGAATGCCGTTCGCCAGCAGCGAACGAGCAGACTCCAGCGCGGCCACGAGTGACGCGGTGCGCATGTTGGCGCTGTTACGCAGCCACGGGATAAAGCTGGCCATCCACTCGGGATAGTTGGGTGCCACGGCGTGGACGAGCTGGGCAAAGCGCTCATCCCGCGTCAGGTCCTTCTCGTGGTGGGTCTCCTCGCCCACGAGGTTGGAGATTCCGAGGATGAACAGCTCCGACCGCACGTCGCGCTCGTAGGACGCGGCGCCCTGGTGTCCCAGGATGACCGGCACGGGCGTGGTGGACCTGAGTGGTGAGTGACCGATCGCGGTATGCGCGCCAGCCTTGTTGAACTTGGACATGGTTCCTCCCATCGAAACAGAAAGGGCCCCTCCATCACACCGGCATGGAGGGGCCCTAAACGTAGTGATGCCTGAGTACAAGATCGAGCAGGTAACATTTGCGCGCTCTGCCAATTGAGCTACAAGGGTGGTTTCCCACTCTCATCAGGACTTGAACCTGAAACTTCGCCCTCCAAAAGGGAAGGAACCCGCTCTGTCGCAACAGGCATCAAAGTATTGGGACCCCAGAGAACTAGGTGCGGCAAGGGGTTTACCCGCCAAGGGCCTCCCCATGGTGGGGAGTAAAGGAATCGAACCTTTGTTTTCTCTTTTATCAGAAGAAGGATCTCGCCGCTATCGCAACTGGGATCTTAAGTTGTCAATTTAAAGCACCCCGAGAACAGATTGGATTAACCCATCCTGTTTTCACGGTAGGAAACCCTGGTTTGAAGGAGGTCAATCCTTCGCAACGGGGTGCTATGTAGGAAGACACGGTGCTCGGTGCTGGGGCCAACACTAGCGGGGATATCCGGGTACCGCAACCCCCTTACAGAGGCTGTCCGTTATTGTCCACGTTGTCCGAAACCCACCGTTCGTCAGTGCATTCCGTCCACTGGACTGGCGGGTGCAGGATGCTACCCCAGATGATGTTGTCGGTGATGGTGTTGTTCATACCGGAGGTTGGGCAACGCAATGGGAAGTATGCGTTGGCGTGCAACCAGTTCCCGCTGATCGTCAGCAGATCGAACCGGTCGTCCGCGATGATCGCCGAGGTGGCATCGAGGGTCATGTTCTCGATCCAGTTCCCGATGATCGTGATGGGCGAGCCGGCTCCGATGAACACCTGGATCCCGTCCGTGTGTCCGATCTCCGGGATCATCTGCTCGTACAGATCGTGGATGTAGGACCTCTCCACGAGGTCGCGCCCATCCAGGCTCATGCCGTTCTCGCAGCCATGGATGTTGACTCGGCGGGCAGTGAAGTTCCCGACCATGCCAGTACCAGGGCTGAACAGGCAGTCCGCCTCAACATCTTCGATCAGGACCCCGGCACGGGTACGAGCGTTGATCGGTTCAGTCGAGCAGCGGATGCGGGAGTTGCGGATGGTCACGCTGTCAGCAGCGATGGTCAGACAGCCATCGATGTCTTCTCCGTTGATCACCGTACCGGGCACGGTGATGGTCCGGCCGAAGGTGTGGATCAGAGTCATCCCAGCCGGCACGCCCGTGTTGCTGGCGTCCGGTCGGACAGGTGGTGGGGGAGAGGTGGGCGGAGGCGTGGTGACGATGGGTGGGGAAGTCGCTGGCGAAGTGGTGGGAGGGATCGTGGGTGTCGCTGTTCGAGTAGGAGTGGGGGTAGGTGACAGCAGGACCAGTATGCGGGTCTGGTCCTGGACGCACGCATTAGCTCGGTCTCGCTGTGAGCCGGTGGAGTGGGCAGCCAGAAGGCGACAGTTGTCCAGAATATTCTGAGCTGTCACCCGCTGCGTGTCGACTGAGGCGAACGCAGGTCGCGTGGAGGGGGAGGCGTACGCGCCTACCGCGACCAACACGAGAGCACCCACCACAGCCACGGTGGTGATGATCCGGTTCTTCATGAGATCGATTATCACCGTGCCTGATTACGGGGAGTCAACGAACGCCGGTATATACCCGCTTTAGTTAGCCTCGGGACGTCTATGTCCGGAAGCCTCGCGTATGCCTTCGATGCGTGGTATATGGCCTACGATCATGATGTGATGATCCTCTGGTTCGTGGTGTTCGCGCTGGCGACTGCCCGTGCCACCCGGCTGGCCCGAGCGGACGAGATCTTCAGTCGTCCCCGGCGCTGGCTCATCACCCGCTGGGGCACCACCTCGAAGATGGCCTACTTCATCACGTGCCCGTGGTGTCTCTCGATCTACTTCGGAACGATGAGCGCGGTCGCGTTCGTCGCGCTTTACCGGATGAACTGGTGGTTGATCATCCCAGCCGCGCTGGCGTTCTCGTACACGGCTGGACTTCTCGCTCGGATCGAACAGGACTAATCCATGACCGAGACGCTGGAAGCCACCATCGCGGACGACGAGATCCCTTACGTCCTCACCGCGTCAGCGTTAAGAATGAACTTCGATGATGCGTCGTACTCGAACTACCGGTTCCGAGACGAGACGTGGCAACGGGAGTTGTGGCGCTACTACGACATCATCCCCGAGCTGCGATTCGCGGCCAGCTGGATTGGCAGCGCCTGCTCCAAGGTCGACATCTTCGTGGCCGAAGTGGACAAGCTGGGGCGGGTCCAGGGGCGGGCGAAGAAGAAGGAGATCGCAGCCCTCAGCGACACACTTCTCGGCGGTCCAGCCGCAAAGGCCGAAGCCATCCGGATGGCGGCAATCAACCTCACCATCGCAGGTGAGTGCTACATCCTGGGTAAGCCCGCTTCGAAGCCGGGCGTGGACAAAGACAAGTGGTTCATCCTTTCGTCCAGCGAAATACGGCGGGTCAAGGGTGGCCAGGTTTTCTGGGGCGACCGTCAGTACTATCAAGAGATTCTGGACCTGACCAAGTCGATGGTCACTCGGGTCTGGACACCACATCCCCAGAGGATATGGTGCGCGGACAGCCCAGCGCGAGCGTGTCAGGCGATCCTGCGCGAGCTGGAGCAGCTGACCAAGTACGTCTTCAGTCAGATCGACTCCCGGCTGGCCGGGGCCGGCATGCTGGTCATCCCCAACAACCTCGACTTCCCGGCTGAGGACGGGGTCACCACGGCGGGCGAGTCGCTGATGATGCGCATGGCTCAGGCCATGGCCGCGTCCCTCAAGGGCGACGGCACCGCGATGGCCCTGGTACCACTCATCATCGAAGCCGCGCCGGAGGACATCGAGCGCAGCTTCAAGCTGATTCAGTTCGCCTCCGAGCTGAGCAAGCAGGCCGTCGAGCTGCGCGACGAAGCGATCCGGCGCCTCTCGCTCGGCCTGGACATCGCCCCCGAGATCCTGACCGGCCAGGGCGACATGAACCACTGGTCGTCCTGGTTCGTTGACGAAGCAACGGTCAAGCTGCACGTAGAACCGTTGATGAATCGGCTCTGTGACGCGCTGACGACGGCGTACCTCGTCCCAGCCCTCAAGATCATGGGCCTCGATCCACAGCGGTTCGTGTACTCGTTTGACACGTCCCCGCTGACCATCCGTCCACAGCGACTCCAGGACGCACTGAACCTGTTCGACAAGGGCGCCATCGGGTACGAGGCTTTGCGCGTGGCTGGGTACTTCAAGGAGTCGGACGCACCGACCCCCGAGCAGCTGGCCACGGCGTTCGCCAAGGAACTCATGCTGCGTGACCCGAACCTGGCTCAGCAGCCTGGCTGGCGCCACCTCGCTGGCATAACTGACGAGATGCTTCCTCCCGCATCGTTGACGGCGCCAGTACCCAGTGGTGGTGGGATGGGTGGTGGCGGAGCTGGGGCACCTCCGCCACCACCGCCTCCGTCTTCCATCATGGACACCGGGATCGCGCCCACCCCGGACGGACTGGCAGCACCACCAGCTGGTATCACGGACGGCGGGATGCCAGGCGCTGGTTCTGGTGCACCGCAAGGCATCCAAGCCAGCTCAGCTGTTGAGGGCGCGCACGACATGGCCGTCATCATCGCTTCCCACGCGACCGTCCTGCGTGGATTGGAGCTGGCCGGCAACAAGCTGCGTACCCGAGCGACCTACAAGCAGCACCCGGATCTTGATAAGCACCGCATTCATACGGTCATCCCAGCGCGGGACCGGCTGCAAGCGGTGTCATTGATCGAGGGTGCCTGGAGTCATCTGCCCACTTTGCTGGGACAGTTCAATTCACACGTCAAGCCTATGGACCTGCGTCAGTCCCTGACGCGGTACTGCGCGGTCCTGCTGACCGAGGGCATCGAGCACGATCCGGTCACGATGATCAAACTGCTACGACAAGACGGGCATCTCAATGGCCGCGAGTCGTGACGCGGAAAGCTCTATCTACCGAGCAGCGAAAGCAGGTTTGACTCGGTGGCTTTCGGCTGCCCGTACAGCAGTCATGGCGCCGTTCAAGAACTTCCGCGCCACTCCAAATCCCGGTGGGCTCGACTCCGTCCTACCACTGTGGCAGACAGAAGTAGATCGCATTCTCGCAGCGTTGACACCAGCTCTGAAGGAAGGCTGGGCCGCTGCCCATATCCCAGGTGACTACGACCCGAATGATCCGTTCGTCCAGGCAAACCTCGCATTGACCCGGAATCTCCTGGTCCGCATTCCGGATGAGGTCCATGCCCTCATCGTCGCCAAGATCCTCGAAGGTTCGAATGCCGGGCAGACGATCGACCAGGTGGCGTCGGCGGTTGATGACGTGCTCACCTTCACCGGCTCCGAAAACTGGGACGCGCGTGCTCGCGTGATCGCTCAAACGGAAACCACCAGACACTTCTCCTCCTCCATGCTGGCCCACGGTCTACTGGCGGAGCGCCAAGACGGCACACCGATGACCAAGACGTGGGAGACGCAGACCGACGGGAAGGAGCGTAGCTCCCACCACGAGGCGAACAAGCAGACGCGCCCCCTGTCCCAACCGTTCACCGTAGGTACATCTCAGATGATGTTCCCGGGCGACCCGGATGCACCAGCCCACGAGGTCTGCGGCTGTCGTTGCTATCCCTCGATCAAGAAGGCGGGCTCATGACGCTGCGGTTCCGAGGGCTGTTCGAGCCCCACGAGGTGGCCACGGGCGACCGGCGGATGTTCAAGGCCAACGGCCTAACCAACCGCAACCTGCCGCTACCGTTGATGATGCGGTCCAGTTCGGGTGGCCACATGGGCGCCGAGGTGGTCGGCAAGATCACCAAGATCGAGTCGGTCAAAGGTGGCCGTAGCTACTCCGGTGACTTCCTGGACCCCAAGGAAATCCCGGTCGTACGCAAGGCGATCTACCTGGCTCGCCACAAGATGGTCGGCCCCAGCGTGGACCTGGACCGCTCGTTCACCGTGGAGCCTCGTCCACACTCAGACGGTAAGCCGATGGCCTACTTCACTTCTGGCAACGTGATCGGCGTGACGCTGGTACCGATGCCTGCCTTCGCGGACGTGACGTTCGAGGTTGAGGGCGACGACGAGGAGGACAAGGCTCTCGTCGCCAGCATCCTGGCCGAGGAGTTCGCGGTCAGCGGATCGAACTGGAGCGCGCTCCCGGTGGCTCCCCGTGACTACACGTACGACGCGGATAACGCGGTCAAGCGGATCGCGCAGTGGGCTGGAGTTGGTACCGCACAAGCGGATACGAGCAAGTACGCATCGATGTTCCTCTGGCGAGGGGGTAACCAGACCGGTGACAGCCTGGCCCAAGAAGACTTCCGGCTGCCGATCGGTGACATCATCAACGGTCAGCCGTACCTGGTCTTCCATGCCATCTACGCGGCTGCCGCGTTGCTGTCTGGCGCGCACGGCGGTCTTCCCAATATCCCCGAGGGCGAGAAGACTGCCCTCAAGGGCGTGATCAACCAGATCTACCCCAAGATGGCTCACGCCTTCGGGGACGAGACGATGCACTCCCCCTTCACGGGGGATCAGCAAGGAGGGCAGCAGCAGATGAGTCAGCCGGTCGAAGAGTTCGCCGCGAAGGCTGAACCGTACGGGGACGTGGAGTATGCGGACCCGGGGTACCGCGACAACAAGAAGCGCTACCCGATCAACGACGAGAAGCACGTGCGGGCAGCGTGGGCTTACATCAATGTCGCGAGCAACGCGGACGAGTACACCCCCGAGCAGCTAAAGGCTATCCGGGGGAAGATCATGGCTGCCGCCAAGCGTCTCGGTATCCAGATCAACGACACGTCGGGAAACATGAGTTCCCTTACCGTCGATCCGCTCCAGACGGAATTCGCAGTCAAGAGCGTCAGTGGCCGCGTTCAGAACCCACGTCCAGCGGCCTACATGTTCGCCAACCCGAATCTCAAGCGTGCCACGAAGCTCACTGTTGACGACGACGGTCACGTCTTCGGGCATCTCGGCAAGTGGGGCGAGTGCCATGTGGGCATAGGGGATAAGTGCGTTCTCCTGCCACGCTCGCGCACTGGCTACCAGCTCTTCAAATCTGGTCACGTCATCACTCATGACGGTCAGACTATCGAGGTCGGCAAGATCAGCCTGGGTACCGGCCACGCGCACCCCACGTACGGCATCGTCCCGGCCCGCGATCACTACGACAACTCGGGCTGGTGCGCAGCCGTCGTCAACATCGGCGAGGACCAGTTCGGCATCTGGGTATCGGGCACCCTGACCGACCCCTCGAAGGCAGACGAGCTACGCCGGTCCCCGCTGTCCGGCGACTGGCGCCGATACAACGGCAACCTCGAACTGGTGGCCGCGCTCGCGGTCAACAACCCAGGCTTCCCGGTATTCCACCAGCAGGAGAGCGAGGAGTTCTCCTTGGTGGCCGCTGGCATGGTGATCGAGGAGCCACCGGACGACGACCTGACCTTCGTCATTCAGAACATGGGTTCGGAAGTTCGCCAAGGCGCACCCATGGACCCGGCCCAGCTGTACGGCATCGTGGACATGGACGCGATCGAGGCTGAGGTCCGCGAGCGCCTGGAGCGCGAGCAGGCCCGCAAGCAGCGGCTGGCGGAAGTGCGTCGCATGGGTGACTTCGCGGCCCAGCGTGAGCGTGCTCGACGGCTCCACGATCTGCTGGGGCTGACCGCAGCGGCGCCCCCAGCTCCGGCACCTGGACCTCCGCAGGCAGGCTCGTCCCCAGGGGCGCCAGCTACGCAGGCTACCGCCACCGCTGGTCAACCGGCAGGCGATCCAGAAGCGGACCCATCAACACCCGGAATCGCTGAGGTTGATGATCCAGGCCGTGAGACGATGTTGGCACGGCAGAATTCGGGTGATTTCTACATCGTGCAGGAAGCACCCGAAGACAATCCTGACGCGACCGCACCCGACACGGGAGCGCAGCCCGCCCAGGCAGCACCGGCACCGACGGCAGCACCGCAACCCGCCCCACCGGCTCAGCCGATGGCCCAGTAGGAGACGTAGATGGCTCGGTTTTCGAACCTCTGGGATGAGGCGGAGCACCCCCGTGATCGGCTGGGACGATTCCGGAACAAGTGGAAGATCGGCGGTAAGGCTAAGGCCATCGTCGATGCCATCCTGGACCGGTTTAACCCCAAGACGTTCCCAGACTTCCAGCGCGCCAACAACTATGGCGTCGAGCGGGGCTGGTCGCGATACACGCCTGAGCAGAAGAGGTCGATTACCAGCTACGTCAAAGGCAACTTCAAAGCTGTCGATGCTGAGCTGAAGCAGGGCAAGGAAAGTCCCGAGTCCAAGGCCATCGACTCGGCGATGCACCCACTCGAAGACGATCTGATCCTCACTCGCTCATTCAGTCCAGAGCGATTCGGGCTAGCTGCTAACGATGCGCAGGCAGCGGAAGAACTGACCGGCAAGCTGATCGCTTCCAAGACGTACCAGAACGCCTGGATGGGGCCTGCCACCAACAACGGCGGTATCCAGCTGCACATCCTGGCCCCGCGCGGCACGCCAGCCGTGTTCTCTGGTGGTGCCGAGGTCATGATGAGCCGGGACCAACCCCTGCGCATTACTCGCGCCGAGCGGGTACCTGACGGTTCGGTTCGTCTGTACGCGGTCGCGGTGCCACACGGTACTGCCGGCAACATGCGCCCGAGCCATGACGTTCCTGGAGCGGTTCACGCTGGCCGAGTGGCGGGCAACGAGCCTGGTGTACCGCAGGAGAACATCCCCAACAAGCCGGGCGCTCCGAGTACAGCGATCCCAGCTCGGGAAGCTCCGAACCCACGCGCTGGCGAGATCACGCCTGCGGCCCCGCCACCTCGCGACCTTGGCGACACTCCCGGCGGGATCGAGGCTGATGGTCGTCCCAGCTGGACTCACGGTGGCCAGCCCATCGAGCTGCACCCGGCGACCGGTTCGCCCGGTGGCGGGGGAATTACGGCAAAGGCCGGAAATCAAACGCTTATCCAAGACGCGCCGGATATGGAGAGTCTGGCGGTAGAAGCCGATCGTGCTGGCCTGCCCGAGGTGGCTAAGTGGGCTCGGGCGAATCAGCGGTTCGTGAAGGGCTCGGATGCTCCGGCAGCGGGTCAGCGGGCAGCGGCACGAGCGGCGCTGGCTCGACAGGAAGCGAACACTCCTGCACCAGAGCCCAACGCCCCGAACGCCCCAGCACCAAATGCCCCGGCTGCACCTGCTCAACCGGAACCCAACGTTCCCCCGGCGGCCCCGGCGGCTCCAACCACACCGGCAGCTCCAGCGGCTCCCGCCGGTGCTGCCGCACCCACTCCAGCACCACCTCCGGCGGCACCGAATGCTCCGGCAGAGCCCGCGCCTCTTCCGACTCCGGTCGAGCCTGCTCCGACTCCGCCCGCTCCTCCGACCCCATCGTCTTCTCCTCAGGTCCCCGTCGATATCAGTCAGCCCGTACCGGCGGACGCTACCCCGGAAGTACGGGCCGCGCACGCCGAGGCGCTTCGCAAGGCTGGCGAGGATGCGGCTCGCCAGAACCCGCCCGCACCGGCACCAGTGAAGACCGCTGCTCGCGCAGCTCGGGTGAAGAAGGTGCTCGCGCCAAAGGCGACTAAGGCGGCTCCGGCACCAGTGGCAGCACCACCAGCTCCCGTGGCTACTGAGCCGCCATCCACCATGCCCGCCAAGAAGGTGGCCAAGAAAGCCGCTGCCAAGGTGACCGCAGCCGAGAAAGCCGTTCCCGAGAAGGCGGTTAAGAAGGTTGCAGCCAAGGCTGTTAAGGCTGCCCCAGAGCCAGCCAAGGCAACTACTGCGGCTCCAGAAAAGGCAGTCAAGAAAGCAGCAAAGAAAGCTGTCAAGGCTGCTCCGGAACCAACCAAGGCAACTACTCCGGCGGCGCCAGAAAGGGCAGTCAAGAAGGTTGCTGCTAAGGCAGCCCCGGCTAAGCGCGTAGCCAAGCCGAAGCTGACCCCGGCTCAGGAGGCACAGCAGAATGCTGAGCACGACGTCGCGAACCGCGAGCAGCGCAAGATCTGGTCGGATGCCATTCCGGGTGGCGAGCCGAAGGATCTCCGCGAGCTAGAGAAGACTCAGCTCGACCAGACCGCTGAGTTCATCCGGACCAAGAAGTGGTCCAAGAAGCGGGCTGTGGAAGAGCTACGAGGCTTTGCCCGCAACCGGAGTGACACTCATGCGGCGTACCTGAACAAGGTCGCGGACTTCCTGGAGACGCAGCCTCGCGCACCGCGCAAGGCTACGGTCAAGAAAGCTCTCGCGGTGCCGAGCGTTGACCAGCTGCGTGGCATCAGCAACTCCGAGGAGCGACTGAAGGCGCTTGATGGCCTGGACGTGGCTTCACTCCGCAAGATTGCCAGCGAGGCTGCTGTCCCTGGCCGGTCCAAGCTCACCAAGGAAGCCTTGAAGAAGGCCATCTCTGATCACCTCGGGGCAACCAAGGCCGAGGCGCCAGCGAAGGCGATCAGCAAGGCGGCCAAGAAAGCTGCCGTTCCAGCTAAGGCAGTTGCCAAAAAGGCTGAGGCTCCGGCTAAGACGGTTGCCAAGAAAGCGGCGAAAGCTGCGCCGGAAGCGCCTACTGCGGAGGCTCCGGTCAAGGCAGCCGCCAAAGCTGTCAAGGCGGTACAGCCAGCCAAGAAGCGCGCGGCCCGAGGTAGCCTGGACGACTTCCTTGCCCGCGATTCCGAAGGTGTGCCCATTGGGGATCGGGTCGCTGCCCGCATTCTTGCGCGGGAGAAGCCAGAGGACCAGAAGAAGATCCTGGACACCCTGAGCCCCGAGCACCGTGCGCAGATACAGCGGGCCATCGAGGTCAATCAGAATGCTGACCAGCGCAACAGTTTGCCGAAGCCGGCTGCGAAGGTTGCCAAGAAAGCTGCCGTGAAGGCTGCTGCGCCAGCGGTCGCACCGGTCAAGGAAGAGGTGCAGGTCCCGGTTAAGAAGGCCGGTCGCATACGTGACCTGACCTTCAAGACTCCTGAGGATGTGCAGCAAGGCTTCAAGGAAGGACGCATCAGCGGTCCGGCAGCAGTAAAGCGACTGCGAGAGCATGCCGAGGATATGCGGCAGTGGGCGACTCACGGTGAACTGGGATCCACCATGGGTCGGGGTGTGACGGAAGGCGGAAAGCCTTCTACTACATCGAAGATCGCAATCGCCGAGAACAAGCGTCGACTGGCTTTGGCCGCTGAATACGATCGCATCGCTGACGAGATCGAGGGCAAGACAACTCCCACCAAGGCGGCCAAGACAGCGGTCGCTAAGACGACTCGGGCTGTTCCTGGGTATGACGAGCTAGTGGGCATGAAGAGTCGGGAGGAAGTCGCTCAACGGCTCGACGGTCTGACCGTGGCCCAGCTCAAGGAAGTGGCTAAAGAGGGCGGAGTGATCCATTCCGCCAGCGTACTGAAGCCGCGCCTTCAGCAAGCCATCGTCGACAAGGCGGTCGGCAACCGTCTTGACACATCGGCGATCTTGGGTACCAACGAGGCTGACCGTGAAGCAGTTCGAGTGGCAGCGGTTGCCAAAGCGCGCGCTCGTAAGGCGGCAGCGCAAGCTGAAGCACCCAAGGTGGCTGAGCCAGCTCCAGTGAAGAAGGCTGCAAAGGCAGCCGCCAAGGCAGTCAAGAGCGCTGAGCCGGCGGCCCCGGCCAAGGTGGCCCCCGTGAAAGCGGCCAAGGTGACCAAGAAGGCGGCAGCCGCAGCGGCGCCCGAGAAGCACACCCGCGAAGAGCTGATGGACATGGGTCCCGGCCAGCTGAAGGATATCGAGGACGAACTAGGGGTTGAGCGTCCAAGCCTGCTCCGTAGCGAGCGTGTTGACGCGATTCTGAAGGCTCAGGCTGGCGAACCGCCAGCCAAGAAGACCGCAGCCCAACGTCTCGCCGCTTTCAAGGAAGGCAACAAGGCGACCAAGGCTGCCGCCCCAGCGAAGAGTGTTGAGGCTAAGGCCGTCCAGCGTGCTGAGTCTTCTAAGGGTGCCATCCAGGCGGGCAAGTTCTCGGACAAGCCGGTTCCGAAGAATGGCTGGGGTACCGGTACTGGCGAGATTCAGTACCACCCGGACGGAGCCATCGGTACCGAACTCAGTCGTATGGGCGAAGACCGCAAGCTGGATGTGGATGGCCTTCCACTGGAAACCGTTCTAGGTCACATCGCCACCGATACAGTCAAAGGCAGAACCACGACCAATGAGATGTTGACCAAGCTGAAGGACCTTCAGAAGCGGTTGCCTGAAGGCGGCAAAGCCAAGTCCGGCGTCACTCACATGATCGCTCAGATTGATTCGGCTGAAGCTGGCTCCCTCCACGTTCCATCGGGGACTCCGGCCCCAGTGGAAGACCTGCTTACCAGGCTCAAGAACATTCCGCTGGCTCGCAAGGAAAGAACGAGTGGGAATGGTGGTCCTGGAGAGCTTGGTCGTTTGGTCGGAATCATTCAGGATTTCCATGGTGGCAGACTCAGCCCATTGCGCTTGATTAAGGCGGTTCAGGATCTGGAGAACGGCCGTCACGAAAGCCAGGAAGGCAAGATAGAGCTGGATCATGCTATTGGCCAGGCAGTTCGAGAACTGAAAGCTCTCAGCAGAGATGCCAAAACTAAGTCTCAGTTACTGCCTCCCGCGCCTAAGCTCAGTGGTGGGGGTGGCGAGTTGACTCCAGACCGCGAGTCGGAGATCGAGCAAGCTATCCGTAGCGCTTACCACAGCCTGGTCCTCCGGCCAGGACAATACGTGACTCTGGAAGACCTGCGTAGCAAGCTGCCTCCAGGCCTCCCTCGGGACCAGGTGGACGAAGTTCTCCGGCGCCTGAACCGCAGACCGGATGTCACGGTCACCCCTGAGGTCAACCAGAAAATGTTGACTCCGGCTGCTCGTGAATCCGCTGTCATCATTGGAAATGTGCCCAAGCACGCGATCGCGATTGGGCATCGCTAACAAGGAGTGAGTCATGGGATGTAAGACATGTGGCGGGGGTGCGATCCCGCCCGAGCAGGTAGTCGTGGAGCGCATGGACGGCAGCACCTTCACCGTGGACTCGTTGACCGAGGCCCGGGTCCAGGTGGCTCTCGGCAAGGGCAAAAGGTACTACGCTAAGAAGAAGTAGATACATACCCTTTGCGGTACCCGGTGGTATCCTCCGGGTAGTTGATCGTGCGCTGCTGGCCTAGGGCCGGGTGACGGATCGTCCCCCAGACCTGCCCTGAGAGGCTAGCGATGCCATTCCAGATTCCTGAGGACGTCACTGTTCTCACTACGAAGGCGCTGCGCGAGTTCGCGCTCAACGCAGCCGCAGAGTACGAGTCGATCAAGGACTCCGCCACCGAGGAAACCGTTACCGACGAGCAGCTTGACCAGATGGAGCAGTACTCCGACTTCATGCTGGTGGTCGACGACGAGCTGACTGCTCGTGCCGAGCGGGCGAGCCGCTTCCGCGCACAGACCGCTGAGGTCGAAGAGGAAGAGCCGGAAGAGACAGGCGAGTTCGCCGAGGGTGACACTGACGGCGAGGAAGTACCCACGCCGACGCTGGCTCAGATCAACGCGGTAGCGCCGTCCAGCGAGACCACGGACGCCATCCCGGCGCCGAAGATGTTCAGCTTCATCGCCGCACCGGAGACCGGCTTCGCGGCTGGTACCGAGCTGAGCGGCTGGGACGACGTCGTCAAGGCGTTTAACGTGCGTACCCGTTCGCACGTACGCGGGGCTCCCACCCAGCAGCACCAGTTCGCCTCGATCAAGCGCGAGTTCGGCGAGTTCGACATCTTCGAGAACGACTCGGAGACCGAGCAGATGCGCAAGATCGACCTGGTCCGCGACGAGAGCCAGGCGGACGGCGGGTCGCTGCTGGCCGGCGTCGGCTGGTGCTCCCCGTCCGAGACGATCTACACCACCTGCAACCAGGTGACCACGTCCGGCATGCTGAAGGTTCCGGAGATCGGCGCCCGCCGTGGTGGTGTTCGGCACAACCAGGGCATCCGGTGGTCCGACATCTACGGCACCGGCACCGGCTTCAACATCCTCACTGAAGAGCAGGTCATCGCGGACACCGTGAAGACCTGTGTACCGGTCAACTGCCCCCCGTTCGTGGACGACCGGCTGAAGGTAGCCGTCCTCTGCATCACTGGTGACATCCTTCAGGACCGCTCCTACCCGGAGTACGTCAAGGAGTTCATCCGTGGCGCCGTGGCTTCCCAGGCCCACAACGTCAACCGTCAGATCATCGCGGACATCGTTTCCGGCTCGACGGCGGTCACCCTCACCGGTAACCAGCCATGGACCTCGGACGGCTCCGTGGTATCCCAGCTCATGTCGGCGCTGGACATGGCGGCCACGGACATCCGGTACAACCTGCGCCTGGACCCGGACGCGACGCTCGAAGTGGTGTTCCCGCTGTGGGTGAAGCAGGCGTACCGCGCGGACTGGCTGCGCCGCAACGCCGAGGACGACCCGAACATGGTCGACGCCATGGTGAACTCCATGTACGCGACCCGGAACCTGTCGGTCCAGTACGTGTACGACTGGCAGGACGCCTTCTCGACCGGCGCGTCTGGCGGCACCGCGTTCGGTGGTGCCGTGGCCATGGTGACTCCTCCGACCTCGATCACCTTCCTCATGTTCCCGGCCGGGACGTGGGTGGTCGCGCGTCAGGACGTCATCCGCCTGGACACGATCTACGACAGCACGAACATCACCACCAACAAGGTGACCGAACTGTTCGTGGAGGACGGTTTCCGGGCGATGCGATTCTGCCCACTGTCGCGCGTGTACACCATCGGCATCTGCGCCAACGGCTCGACGGGCGTGCAGCGCGCCGTCACCTGCTAGTAGCGAAGGGGTCCCTCCTCAGTGGAGGGACCCCACCCTGCTTCGCCGCTACTAACAGGAAGGAGGCGACATGGCAGTCCTCACTGGACGGGTAACCCTTCCGGCTAACCCGAACCCTATGGTGAAGCGCGTCGGGCTTTTCGACGTCTCCACCGGCCCGCTCGATCTCCCCGTCCACGCTCGCGCCGGTGGAATCCAGTACCAGACTTCGATCTGTGCGGACCCGCACTGCTACGCGGTTACCTGTATCGGTGACCACACTTCGAAGACGCTCGATGACGGGCTGGCGCTCATCACGGGTGACCCGTTCGTCATCTACTCGGACCTGCTGTGTTCGCCGGTCGGCATCAAGGAAGACGAAGTCCGTCAGTACCTCTTCACCCGGCTCAGCATGGGCGAGCAGCTGGTGGTGGAGGACGTCTTCAGTCAGCAGCTGTGCGGCCAGGCCCCCGGCCTGGCTAATAACGATGACGTCACCGAACTGACGACCCCAGCTACCGACCCGGTGGACGCGGTCAGTCAGCTGGAAGCCGCGTTGTACGCCACGTACGGTCCGGTTGGCGTGCTACACGTGCCGTACCGGTTCGCGCCTTACTTCAACAACCTCTGGCTCATTGAGGACAAGTACGGGAACGAGCCGTTCTACCGCACCGATCTCGGCACGAAGGTCAACTTCGGCAACTATGCCGGCCTGGCCCCCGACGGCGGGGATCCGACGGCGGGCAGCCTGTACATCTACATCACTGGCCAGACAACGGTTTGGCGCACCCCGGACAACGAGCTGTTCGTAGCGAACATTGTGGACACTCTGAACCGTACGCACAACCAGTTCACGGCGGTGATGGAGCGCGAGTACATCGTCAGCTTTGACTGCGCCGCGTTCGCGATCGAGTGCCCAATCACGGGGGTGGTGGCCTGATGGCTGAGATTCACGCCGACCAGGACGTGGTCCAAGTGGTGGCTCGTCAGCTACTGGCCCTGACCGACGACCCGAACGAGATCACCTCCACCCATGGCGACGGGGGCAGGATCTTCCTGGTCTCCGACGAGCTAGGCGAACGCTGGTACCAGAAGTACATCGAGGACGAGGTCCCGGTGGCACCGAAGAAGAAGGGAAAGTAGATGGCTTCCTACTGCTTCAAGCCCTTCAAGGTGCCGCGCGTGCGGGCCACCTTGCTGGACGCTTGCGGCACTCCGGTGACCGGCGACGGCTCGTCCGAGGTCACCACTGACGGCATCATCACCATCGAGCAGACCGCACAGCTCCAGGACATCGATGACTTCTATGAGAAGAACGGCGATGGCAACTTCTGCATCGAGGAAGTCAACCCGGAAATCCTGAAGTGGTACGCCTACACGCTGACGTTCTGCAACGTCGACCCGGACCTGGTCTACCTGCTCACTCGGCAGGGACTGATCCTGGACGACGCGCCTACCCCGACGGCGGTCGGTAACCGGTCCGCCGAGGGCGACATCGCGCTGGTGAACTTCGGGTTCGAATTCTGGACCCGACTGGCCAACCAGGCAGACTGCGGTACGGGCGTCAAGTTCGGCTATGGCCTGGTGCCTTGGATGGTGCAGGGCAAGATGGGCGACGTCACCTACCAGAACGGCACTGCGAACTTCGTGGTCACCTGTCGTTCTCACCGTGACGCGCTCTGGGGTGTGGGTCCGTACAACGTGTACCAGTCCAAGGCTCTGGCCACATTGGACGAACCGATGCCACTGCTGAGCGGGATGTCCGTGCAGCCGGCAGACCACCGACTGTTCTTCGTCACCGGTCTACAGCCTCCAGTGTCCGGCTGTGGCGCTCAGGCGCTCACGCTGACGCTGGCTGCTCCGGTCATCGTTGGCCAGCTGGTCACGGTGACCTTGCCGACTGGCATCGCTCCAGCGTTCATCAACTGGGGTGACGGCAGCACCACGTCGAATGCCGCTGGCCCGACCTCTCAACACACGTACAGCGGAACTGGTACCTACACGATCAAGGTGTGGCCTCAGGATGTGTCGTCCCAGCCATACCAGGTCACGATCACTACCTAAGCAATAGCTGACTCAGCAACTACTGCACTAGCAAGGAGGGGTCATGGCAGCCATTGGCTATACCGGCGGTGACCCCTCCAAGCTAGATGTCAGCGGGTACGTCAAAGGCGACGTCGTCGCGGCCAATGCGAGTGGCGTACTCACGCCAGTACCGGTGGGTCCCGATACGGACGTGCTGACCGCTGACTCAGTTGCGCCGGAAGGCGTGGACTGGCAGGCAGGTAGCGGGGGTGGCGGGGGTACGCCTTCCAATACCGTGGTCACTGAAACCACCTTCGGACAGTCATCCACTGCTGGCGTAGTAACGGCTTATTCGCGTGGCGATCACACGCACGGAACGCCCGCCGCGCCCTCGATTCCTGCTGCTGCAACTACTGTCACTGACGAGACCACCTTTGGTATTTCACCAGCCGTTGGTGTCGCTGTTCCTTACGCGCGTCAGGACCACACTCACGGCACACCAGCTGCTCCATCAATTCCTGCTGCTGCAACTACTGTTACTGACGAGACCACTTTCGGTATCTCCCCCGCTGTTGGTGTAGCGACTCCGTACGCTCGTCAGGACCACACTCACGGTTCGCCAACCGCGCCGACCGCAGCCAGCGTGGGAGCAGATCCGGCCGGGACCGGCGCAGCTCAAGCAGCTGCTGTTGCTGCAACTATCGCTGATGCAAAGGCTGCCCGCTTCGGTCTGCAACTGGTAACCATCGAGACTGGGGCGGTCACGACAGACTTCAGCGTGAATGCTGGTGTCGCGGTATTCGTGCTCGTCTTCTGCACTCGTTCGGTCACACTCACCACCTTGGGTGCGTGGGTTACCGCACCGGGCGTCACCGGCTCTGGTGACAACAACATGGCCATCTACTCCGAGGCGGGTGTGCGGCTCGGTATTACCGGTGACATGACGGGCGCATTGGCAGCGGGCGACTGGGCTGAGGGAACCCTAACGTCCGGAGTCCCGATTGTTGTTGGAACAAGGTACTACCTGCACTTGCTGACACACTTCTCCGGCACCGCGCCAAAGATCGCTGCTGGTGCAACTAGTTTCAATCACATCGCCATCAACACGCACCTGCCGACTATCTTCCTGACTGGCCAGGCATCCAGTCCAGCGTCATTCACTCCAGGTACCGCTAACGTCAACACGGCTGAATACTTCCTGGGGGCCCGATGACCACATTCATCACCACGGTGGGCGGCACGCTCATCAGCGAGTGGTTTCAGTTCGCGGGTGGTCCGGCACAGAACCTGGACGCCAACCCGACCATCACCATCACCAGCCTGGGTACCGGCACCGTCGTGCTGGGCCCGACGGCAGTCGGGGTCGGACATCCCGCTGTAGGTGTATACACCTATACGTGGACGGCAGGAGTTACCCCCGACAACTACATCGTGGTCTGGAATGGACTGTCCGCTACCGACCCGGTACAGGCGTCGGAGATTGTCAACGTCCTCGCCGCTGCCAGCGGTGGCGTCGGGCCCTGCGCCTGGGAACTCGGCAGTGGCTGTTCACCCGACTGGGACACGTATAGCACTCAGCTGAAGGCTGACGCTACCGCCTACGCCACACTAGTCCTGTGGTCCGCTACGGGACGCCAGTTCGGCCTATGCCCGATGACCGTGTATCCCTGCGGACGTGACTACTCCGGTTATGGCTGGGGCGATGGCGCGTGGGGCTGGTCCTGGTACGAGGGCACCTTCGTGCCCTACATCTGGGGCGGGCAATGGTTCAACGCTTACTGTGGCTGCGGGCTACCGAGCTGCTTCGCCTGCAAGCCTCGGTGCGCCGCGTACCTGCCGGGTCCGGTGGCATCCATCGTCCAGGTGACCCTCAACGGAGTGGTCATCGATCCATCGACATACCGGGTCTGGGACCAGCAGTGGTTGACTCGTAAGAGCGATACCACCACGCCAGCCGCTGACGTCTGCTGGCCTCGGTGCCAGAGCTTCAACGCCATCAGCCCTGCCTTCGAGGTCATCTACTTGCGTGGTACCCCTGTCCCAGTCGCCTTGATGAGCGCGGCCAAGACACTCGCAGGCGAGTACGCGAAAGCCTGTCTCGGCCAGGACTGCCAACTGCCGAGCCGGGTCGTCAACATCGCACGACAGGGCGTCACCGTGTCGCTTCAGGACATCGATACTTTGCTGCGCGATGGCTTCACTGGGATCGTGACAGTGGACCAGGTCATTCACCAGCTGAACCCGCACAGCCTGAAATCGCGGACGCGGTTGTACTCTCCGGATGTGCAGAACGCTCGCGTGATCACCTCGTGACCAACCCGGCCGACCTCGATCTGCTCCTGCTGCCTATCGCGCTGGAGCTACTGGAGTGCTTCCGTACCGCGTTGAACGCGCAGACGGACCCACCGGGCAACATCTGCCTACGCGCTGGGGACGCGGTCGCGGCGGACATCGGCCAGACCTTCGATGAGTGCTGTGAAGGGCTGGCGTACGTACGGCCAGCCGGGTTCTACATGTCCGGCACTCAGCAGTCGCCGTTCCCGAGCCCGAGCACGGATGAGGCGATATTCTCCTGCGGCGTACCAGCGTGGGGCTTCTCGATGGAAATGGGAGCACTTCGGTGCATACCCACCAATCATCGACTTACCTGCGCAGAGTGGACGGCGGCCACGGCTCAACAGCTGGCGGACGCCAAAGCCATGCGTAAGGCCGTCTGCTGCTTGGAGGACGCGCACGATCCGGGAGACGTCGCGCTGGGTACCTGGCAGCCGATAGGGCCGGCAGGGGGATGTCTGGGATCGACCTGGACCGTATCGTTCCTGGTGTCGAACGTCTGCGAGGTGAACTGTGGACCTTGACCAGGAAGACGAGCAGGTCTACATGGAGGTCATGATCGCCTTCAGTGGTCTCCAGGTGGGCGATCGCGGCATGGTGCCACGATCCTGGTTTCAGGCTCATCGTCAGTACCTCAAGCCGATCTTGGTAAGACGTTGGATCGAGGAACCCGATGGCGAGAGTGGAGATCTACCAACCAGCGACGGATGACTTCGCTGTCCGGGCTGTCACGGACCGAGTGAACAAGCTCGTCAAGGTAGTCACACTGGAAGCTCGTCGTATGGCCGCTCGTCACACGGGCAACTCGTACCCACCAGCCACCGGGTATTTCTCCACCACCATCAGGGGTTCGGTGAGTCGCACCGGACGCTGGACCGTGGTGGGCCAGGTGGGCTCGGCGAACGACAAAGCGTTGCTCATCCACAACGGCAGCAAGCCACACATCATCCGTACCGTGAACGCAGGCGGACTCCTGTTCTGGTACAAGGAGAAGGGTCGGCTCATCTGCATCAAGCGGCCCGTTCACCACCCCGGCGCGCAGGGCAAGTTCTACCTCACGGTTCCTCTGCGTATTCAGGGCACCGCGCAAGGCTTCCGGGTCATCGAGTCGATCTACACAGAGCGACTGTTCCGCTAGTATGCGGATATGCCCCCCCGCAAGAAAGCCACCCCACCAGCTGCCCCCTCCGAGCCGACGGAAGAGTTTTTGACGGTCCCCCTCGGCGGCCAAGAGTTCAAGATGCGCCCCATGAACGCCACTCAATGGGCTGTATTGACCAAGGTCACCATGGAAGCGAATCGCACCAACTCGGGCAAGGCCAACACTCGCGCCGTTGAGGTGTTCTTCGGTGTGATCGAACGCCTCCTGATCGACCCCGACGACGTAATCCGCCTGGAAGACGCCATGGTCGCGGGCACCGTTACCGTGGAAGACCTCTCCAAGGCCATCGAAGGCGAGCGGAATGGCTCGGCAAAGCCAGCCATCGCGCGCACCCGCCGAGGGCAGTAACCAGCGAGTCGTCCTGCCCAAGGTTCCCTGTGAACCGCTCGCCTCGCTACCCCCCACCTCGATCCTGGTGGACTGCGCCGGTCGCACGTGGACCATCCCGGCCAAGATGGCGGACCAGTGGCTGCGGGTGGCTTGGACCGAACCCCTGGACCCGTATTTGATCTTTCCGGGGTTCGTGGCCGAGGAAGACGCGGACGACTTCCTGACCAATGCCATGCTCGACGGGGTCGTGGGGGCTGACGATCTCACCATGATCGCCATGGAGGCCCTGGAGGTCGCCAGCGGCTATCAGTGGTGGTTCACGCTGCGCCTGATAGCCGGCTTGGGCGCCTCCTGGTCCCGGCTAGGCGGGATGCTCCTGAACTCCGGGGTGGACGCTAGGACCCTCAGCTTGGGCGCCTGGTGCTCGGCGGCCCTGGAGATGTGGGTCGCCAACATCGAGCCCGACAAGGCTGCTGATCTGCTGAACACTTTGCTCGAACCCCCTGAGGGTGTGCAGAGCGACGACAGCATGTTCGACGAGTTCAGCGACGAACAGGAGTTCCTAGCGGCGATGACTACCGCTTTCTGATCTTTCCTGGCTAGACCACCTACGATGAGCACATGGCGGTAAATGTCCTAGGGCGCGCGTACATCGAGGTGCACGCGGACGCGAAGCCGTTCGGACGTGAACTCAAGGCCGAGGTCGCCGCCATCTCGACAGCCGTCGAGAAGAGTGCCCGCACGTCGGGCCGGGATGTGGGCAAAGCGCTCAGTCAAGGCATCGAGCGCGAAACCACCGCAAGCACCCCCAGCGTGGTCCGTCGCGTCTTCTCTGTCTTCGGGCGTGAAGCGGACAAGATCGGCCGGGGCACGAACCCGATCTCCCGGTTCCTATTCGGGTCGCTGCGCCGGGACGCGGAGAAGGCGGGCACCGAGGCGGCAGCCGGCTTCGCCAGCACGTTCACCAAGAACGTGGGTGATGTGGTTGGTGAGGCAGCCCAAGGTGTCGGCAAACTGGTGTCCTCGATTGGCTCCAGCGTCGGCAACGTGGGGGGCTCCAGCCCGCTGAGCGGGATCGTGGGCGTCGGGATTATCCTCGGCATCCCGGCCCTCATCGGCGCAGTCATTTCGCTGCTCAACGTCCTGGGCCCCCTGATCAACGGCATCGGTCTCCTGCCAGGCGTCTTCGCGCTCGCAGGCGCCGCCATCGCACCGGTTGTTGTTGCGTTCCAGGGCTTCGGTGGTGCGATCCAGGCAATCATCTCCGGCGATCCTAAGAAGATCGCTGAGGCCATGAAGAGCCTGGCCCCCGCTGCACAGTCGGTGGCCAAAGACTTCCAGACCATGCTGCCTTTCCTGCGAGAGCTGAAGAAAGGCACGCAGCAGTCTTTCTTCGCTCGCCTGGTCGGGGACTTGCCCAAGGTCCAAGCCGCCCTCGGGCCCATCTTCTCCAAGGGATTCAGTCAGGTAGCGGACGCGGCGGGAGCCTTCGCGCACAACCTGCTCCAGCTGGCCTACGACCCAGTAGTGCAGAAGTTCTTCTCTGACGTCTTCCTGTTCGCCAAGGCAGCATTTGACACGCTGAGCGATCCAGTGCGCCACCTCGTTGGCGCGCTGGTCGAGATAGCTGACGCCTCCTTCCCGCACATCCAGATCCTGCTGGGGATGTTCGGCGATCTGCTGGATACGTTCTCCAAGTTCCTGGACAGCAGCGTCCGTAATGGCGACTTTGACAAGTTCCTCAACAACTTCATGGAAGCCTTGGGCGCGGCCAAGCAGCTAGGTAGCGCCGCCATCGGCTTGTTCGAAGCTCTCCTCGGTGGACCTGACGAGCAGGCTAAGTCCAAAGAGTTCTTCGCTCTGATCATCGACGTCCTGGGGCGGCTGGAATCGTTCTTCCGGTCCAACGAAGGCAAGAAAGCCATCCAAGGCATGATCGACCTAGGCCGAATCTTCCTGGTCGTACTGGGTGGCTTCGTCCTGCTGATCGGTGAAGCGCTGGCCGAGGCTGAAGAACTCATGCGGGTCATCAAGTGGGTGCTCGTGCACACCGGCATCATCAAAGTTACCAACGATGCGGGTAACGCAGCCGCCAATGCCATTGCCCCACAACAGAGTTTCGGTACCGCGCCGGGACATGCCACCGGCGGCATCTTCGATATCGAGCACCTGGCTCGCATCGCTGAAGGTGGTCGCCGCGAAGTGATCATCCCGTTGACGGACCGCAAGCGGGCCATGGAGCTGGCGGACCGTTCGGGTTTGACTCAGATGATGGGTGGCCCGCCCGTAGTGAACGTCTACATCGGAGACGAGCAGATCTCGGCTCGCGTGGACAAGCGAGTGCAGCTCGGCATCAGAGGGCTAACCAGCTCGATGGCGTACGGGCCTCGGCCCATCGGTGTGGGAGGCTGACGTGCCCGCTATTTCCGCCACAACCCTGAGCACGCTGGGGTTCTCGATCCTCAGCATCGACTGGACGGACGCGCCCACCGTCACGTTCGCCAACGTGATCCGTACCGTCGACGGCATCGACACCGTAGTTCGTATGCACACCTTCGTCGATCCCACCGGTGCGTATATCGAGCTGTCCGGTGGCCTGGCCGTCATCTACGACACCGAGGCACCGTTTAACACCCCCATCACGTACACCACCACCGGCCTCGGGTCAGCGCTCACCGCTAGCATCACGCTTACGATCACCAACGCCTTCCCTTGGCTGAAGTCCCCGCTTCACCCGTGGGCGGATAAGCAACTGGTCTACGTTCCCATCAGCTACACGGGTCCCGAGTGTCTACCGGGTGACTCCATCGTGTTCGCTCAGATGGGTTCCGAGGTCCGCTCCAACCGGACTACGGCCTTCTTCCCAAACAATGCCGAGTTCCCCATTCCAGCCAGCCGGACCCGCGCTTCCATCCAGTCAACCCTGCGTCTGGTGACGCGGACTTTCACGGCTCGCGACTCGATCATCACCCTCAACGCTCCCGGCGATCCGTTGCTCTTCCAGATCCCAGCTGTGTACGGCATCCCCGACCGCTACATGACCGTGGGCGACTACACAGTGGACCGGTTCAGCGCGGACCACAAAGTGCAGTGGCGCGCGAACACGTTGCCACACACTGTCGTCCAGTCCCCGCCGGGTCTGGCGGAGGGCGTACTCGGTGTGCGCTGGGCTGATCTCTGTGACCTGTATGTGACCTTCGATGACGCCAACACGGCCGGGCTCACCTGGACTGAAGTCCTGCTGGGCCAAGGAGTCTCGCCACCGTTACACGACTTCTGCTCGTACGACGACCTCGCAGCCGCGTACGCCACGTACAACGCGATGACAGCGGCCAATGTGGACTACAACGCATTGGAGGACTGCTGATGCTTGCTGGTGGCACTGACCCGCTGTACCGCAGCCTCCTGGTAGGACCGCACACTCCTACCGCGCGTATCGAGATCTGGCGCTCCGGGGTACGCATTGACACCTTTGGCTCAGCCGGTTTGGCGAACTGGGATGGCACCCTGTCCGCCACCCTGACGTCCCAGGTGTCCCGTCAGTTTTCGTTCTCGGTCGACGAGACTTTCTACCCCGGCGAGGACGACAACGCACTCCTCGCGCCCTGGGGGAACGAGGTGCGCGCCTTCATGGGCATCAAGCCTGGAGCTGGCGTGGCCTACGAATTCCAGGTGTTTCGTGGACGAATCAATACGGTCAGCCTGGAAGCGGATGGCAGCGTCTCCGTGACCTGCGTGGACCGTGGTGGAGATGTCAACGACTCCGGCTTCCTCGGGCCAGCGCTGTCCCAGGTGGGCAATGTCGTCACCGATGAGTTCCGCCGCGTGGTGAACGACGGCGTGTTGGACGCCACGTTCGGAGTCTTTGATGTCAACGCTCAGATCACCCCACCCTTGACCTGGGAATGGGACCGTGGTGGCGCGTGTGACGACCTAGCCACGGCAGTAGCAGGCTACTGGTACGCGCTCGGTAACGGCGACTACGTGCTGCGGCAGGTGCCCTGGACGAAGGCCCAGACGATCCTGGTGACCCTTCGTGATGGGGATGGTGGTGAGCTGTATACCGCTGTGCCCTCGCTGTCCCGGGCGAACGTGTTCAACGCAGTCATGGTGGTGGGCGAGCAGGTGGACAGCGACACGCCTCCCGTGTTCGCCGTGGTGCAGGACTTCGATCCCGCCAGCCGTACGTACTGGGGTGGACCGTTCGGTCGTAAGACCAAGCTCGTCAACGGTCAGGGCGTAACCACCCAAGGGCAAGCGCTGGCACTGGCGCGGTCCACGCTCAACCAGGCGCGCTCGTTGCAAGCCACCTGGACCACCTCGCAGACCCCAGACCCGTCCATGGAGCTGGGCGACGCGGTCTACATCATCGCCCGTGGCCAGCCGCGCTCCGC